TCCCTGGCAAACCAGTGCTAAAATCCCTAAATCCCATTACTCCGGCAGTTCCAATAGGAATATATGCTATTGGCTTTGCAATAGTTATTCCAAAATCTCCGGCTGTTCCTGTAGTTGCGGTAAGCTTTACTTTTTCAACTGCTTGGACTCCCTTATCTCCAGCGGCTAATGGGATTATATAACCTGACTGAGCATTTCTAAATCCAGTACCTCCAATCGTTTGCGTAGAGGTGCGGCTTCCTGTGCCTGCGCTATTAGTGTATGTCATTGTAATGGTTGTCGCAGTTGCTCCAATTTGAGTATACACTTCGTAAAAAACGATATTTCCAACGCCTCCAGTATTGCGCGTAAGAATTACGCTAGGACTTGCGCCTTGTACTGTTTGATCGGCTGTAGATGTTCCGCTCAATCCGCTTATATGAAGCAGCCTATCATAAAGCAATAAAACACCCGCAGCACTGCTGGCACCAAAAACTTGAGTTAGCCACTTCTCTCTTGAGCCACCAGGATTAGTAATAGGCAGCGCACCATTGGTGCTATTTGTCGGCACCGCTACTGCCCCAGGAGCTGACCCGTTACCATGTGTTCCATCGTATTGCCACAATGATACATATTTACCTGCAACAGCAGCATTAGTAGCTCCTACCGCAGTTCCGTTAATTCTTGGAGCTTTATAAACAAAGATATTCTCAGGAGTGCCGTTGTTACCGCCAGTAAATCGGTTAATCAGGTCTGATAGGTCGGTTATTGCTGCCATTTAGTTTCCGCTCCAGTTAATCCCACGAGCTATGCAATCGCTTTTAACTTGCCCAATAAATGCGGCCAGATTGTCGTAATTGATACCGGAAGACATTTCCATTGTGCCAAGGTTGCTAGCAAACGTAATGCTGATAGCTGTATCACTAGCTGTTACTTGCGCCGTCCAATCGGTTGCTGTTGAAATGTAGTTAAGTGTTCCACCAACAATTTCTACGATCATAATGCAAAGATTCCTGAAGCATTAAACTGAACATCAATGTTATTACCGTTTGGCGTTACAGGTAATCCGCTTGCTGCTACGTCGATATACATAATAAGAGGTGAGGTAGCTGCTGAACCTGTATCTTTGTATATGATCAGAGCCTCTACACTTACTCCTGATACGGAAGTAAAGGTAACGTCCGCCGCATCAAATACGCCGCTAGTGATAGTCTTGGAGGCTAATGTTTCTGCGGTGCCTACGATTGCAGCACTTGCAGAACTCCAAAACTCATCGGCTGAGTTATAAGTATATGTTCCGGTATCTATCAAAGCTATCTTGATAGTGTCACTGGAAATATCAATTAGAGCGTCAAGAAACTTCTCTTTTGCTTTAGGATAAATTGCATTTGCCATTAGCTTAACTCAATCCCGCTAGGATTGCCCTCTTCATCAAGTGTTATACGTTGTACTTTCACTTCTGGTTGTTCGGTAATTTCAATCGCTGTTGGATTACCGTTCTCATCAGTGATTATTTTGCCGGACTTTTTTCGGCCAGTCATACCGCCCATACTCATTAACTTAGGGCTAGCATTAACCTGATCCATCTGCATACGGATACGCTCTAGCTGTTGTTCTGAAGCAAGACGACGCTCCTCCATCAGCTTTTCCGATTCTGCAAGACGAACTCGCATGTTGTCTAGCTCTAGCTTTTGAATATCAAGAATACCCTTCATGCGATGAGCTTCTTGCTGAATTGCGTGTTTGTCCGCATCAGACTGAGCCATTGCTTGTACTTTAAGGTTATCGACTTGAACAGCTTGACCTTTGATATTGATTTCTTGTTGAAGCAATACAAGTTCTTGTTGCTTAACAAACTCCTCAAACTGTTGTTTCTGAACAGCAAGTTGAGCTTCAAGTTGGTCACGCTGTATTTTAAGTTGCTGGTCTTGGTAAGCAAGAATGTTTTTATCATGCCTATCTTGAGCTTCCATTTGAGCTGTTTGTAGACGGGCATTAGCTTCCGTTTGTGCAATCTGCATCCGTCCTTGCATTTCAATAATCTTAGGATCTGGCGGTGGAGGTTGCATAGCGGCTTCTTCTCTTGCCTTGGAGATTTCACCAATCTGAGAAAGTGCCCCAGTAAACAAACCATCCAGCTCTTTGCCACCTTTGTAACGCTTGATTACGTTCTGGAATAGGCTAATGCTGAACTCCAGCAGCGGTGGGTATTGCTCGATGAGTGCGCGCATTTGGTTAAAAAACTCACCTGCTGCACCAAGCAACGCCTGGCCCTCTTGTTGGTCTTGTGCCTGGTCAATTGCCACCATCGAGTCGGAAGCAATCTGAATACGGTAGTTAAACTGGTCATCATCCTTGAATAGCGCCATGATTTTCTTTTTCATGACATCAAGCATAAGCGCTGGATCTACTGGAGGCGGCATTGGTGGTTGAGCCTCTGGAGGAAGATTTGGGTCCATTGGGGGTGCTGGCGGTGCTGGTGGAATAAGCGGAGAAAGCACCTGTTCTGCATCGCCGCAGTTCATTATCTTAGCTTCTTCAAACTGGTCCATAATGATGGTGCCAAGGTTGCCGATAGCGTCAGAAATAAACTTAGTGAACATATTCTGACGAACAATAAGACCAAGGGACGACCAAGCATTCTCGAGTCTGTTAGCCGTAGCGGTTTTGTACTCTGCGCTAGTACCACGCAAAAGGTCAGATACTTTTAGGGTTTCATAAAGCTGTTGGAGTGCCGTTTGTCTTGCGGTCTGCAAAGTTTGCAGGGCATTAACGTATGGCTCGATTGGCATAAACTCTACGGCGTTTTGCAAGCCCCCACGACCTTTATGACTGTTCCAGTTAATAGTTGGAATCATCTTTAGGTCGCCAATCATTAGCTGCTCTACTTGAGCGCCCATGGATGAGTCATAAAGAGCATTGGTACGAATAGCCTGAGTAACGGCGTGAATACGGGTGGTAAGCCGCTCAATCTCAAGGATTTGGTCTTTGCAATGAGTGTAATCAGAGACAGGGATAACTGAGTCTGGGTCTACGTTTTGGGCTATTACTACGCAAGGGAAGAACTTCTCAAAGTCAATTGGTGGTTCTGATTCCATTAACAACGATTTTTCACCCGTTGTTTGAATCCAGTAAACTTTGCCGCTTGCCTTACACCAGATTTCGTATACTTCAGCTTTACCTTCGTACTTTTCTCTATCCCTATTGAAATCCTTCTTAATAGCCTCTGGAAAGCTATCATAGTTAAGTCCATCAGCTATTTTTTGTCCAAATAGCTTTTCTGCCTGGTAGCGAGTAAGAAAAGCACGTCTAGCTCTCCACTCTACTTCAGATTCATTTCTAGCGTCTGAGCAAAGGTAATCGTTGTATTGAACGATGTCTAAGATTGACGCCTCATCATCCTTAACTTCTACGTTTACAGGGACAATAAACGTGTTGCCTGGACCCTGCTTAACTACGTCCATTGGCCCTTCGTAGGTTTCGCCGTCTACATCGACAAGTTTACCTTCGTCATTGGCAAACAGAACCATCTCCTGCTCGCGCTCTTCCATTTCAAAGTCGTACCTAGCCCAAAGTACTGCCTGACCAGTTAAAAGGAACTGTAAGGCTGCTGAGTATCCTACCTGGTCAAAATTAAAGCTCATATCCATCTGATACTGGATATTGCGTTCAAGAATAACAGCGGAAGCCTCGTGCATAACACCGCCGCTACGCTTACGAAGCATTACTTCAGCCTTTGGGGTAGAACTGTAGTAAGCAGGTAAAAGAGTATTAACGCAGTACCACCATACGTTAAGACGGCGTTCTGTATCCCGTAAAATGCCTACATCTTTCTGAGCATTATAAATCCTAATAGATTCTTCTGCCGCCTCAATAAACTTCTTGCGCCGCTCTTCTGCTAGAGTAATTTGGCTTTTCCAATATGGTCCCGTATAGAGTTCAATGAGCGGTTTGATTTTCATATTGTTGGTCTGTTAGCTCTAGCTCGCATCTGGGCGATATACGCCTGTAGCTTGATAATACCTTTGTTTAGCACTTCTGGTGGTTGTTCCCACTGACTATCGATCAAGCGAGCCTTACACAAATACCTAAGGGCGTCGCAGTTATGGGAAACTATTCCGTTACCCAGGACAAATGTACTGGCGGTAGGCACGTTTAGGCAATAGACGTCTTGCGGGGCTTCGGAATAAGAGATGGATTTAATCTTCTTCGTCTCGCCTTCATTTTGCAATTCAGGTGACAGTATTTTGACTTTAGCTTCATGTGCAGTTTTGTCTTGTAACTTTTGCCACAAAACTGACAAACCATGTCGATATACGGCATTTTCTTTGCAGATTCGATTGCATGTTGAGAATGCCACTCTCGCCCTTGCAACGACTTGTGCCAAAACTTTGCCATCGGCACTGCATGAGCAATTATGTTTTCTTTGGCAATGGCTCTGCGCTCCGCAGTCATGTGATTGCTCAAATGCGTTTTGGAATCCAGCAATTCTAGGTTTTCTATTTGATTGTTGAAGCGATTGCCGTCCTTGTGATGGATGTGCATTCCTTTTGGTATTGAACCATTGAAGTATTCCCATACCTTTCTGTGCAACCTTCTTGAGCCACGCACAGCTTTTTGTTGGGAAGAAAAGTACTGACCGCAGCGATAATACTTGATGCCGTTGAACTCTTGAATTGTCTCTGAAATAACCTTTACCATTATATGTAACGCAGCGTATCAGAGCTTTTGAGCATAGCAAAGAAGCTTTTTGAAACGTGCCATCTGCTAGCATGAACTTATGGTCATAGGTACAGACCACGCTGGTGTCATCTGTAAATGTAATCTTAAGAACCTTGGCTTGTTTGCGGGTTAAAGCGCCGCAAGCCTCGTGATAATAGCCGTCATGCCCTAATACATGTACTGAGTAGTTGCCGCAAAGAGCTTTTAATGGCAGCGGTCCTGAGTCGGTTATAACAAGAGTATCACCAACTAAGCAGGCATGGTCATTTCCTGAACTATCTGCATCTTCTGGCTTGCGCTTATCCATGGCAAGAGCGGGAAGTGTTTCAATCAAATATGGACAGGTAGCAAAAATATACAATAGAGCAGGCTTATTAACCAACCTCTGTCTTATCTGCGACCACCCTGAAATACGGTCATTGTCGGCTGGCCTGAACGCTGGGTGCTTGTATTTGGAGAATACGGCAAGGAATTGGTCAGCAATGCTAGGTCCGCCTTCGTGCTTAAAGATGGAAGGGTCTGCAACTGCAACAACGTTTTCTCCGACGCTTGCAGCGGCGATTCTTGCGGCTTGCTCGTTGTTATCGACTCCTTTACCCCACATCTCTCTGTAGACGATGATACTACCCTTCGGGTAAGGAACTTCGGCACCATGATCGTCCCTGCCACTAGAGACTGCACCCCAGACAGCAGCAAAAGGACTACGGTAGCCCCAATCGTACCCAAGATAACGAGGCCAATGCTTAGGAACATTGAAAGGCCTAACAATATGTCTACTGCTAAACTCAGGAAAATAAGACCCTTCATGTATTTCAAAGTCTCCTTCTAACCATGCTCTTACAAGTTCAGGACTACCTACCATGTGCAGGCGGTTAATATACTCAGGGTCTCGCGCCATGAGTATTTGATTGTCAGTTACCCTACTTGGTATGTAAATGTAATCAAAACCCGCCCCGTTAGGCAGCTTCTTTTCCAGTACCTTCATGCCTTTTGGAGCTGGCTTAATAAACAACTCTTTTAGCCAGTGATGCCCTACACCGCCAGGGTTAAAGGTAAGGATAACCTGACCACCGCCCTTACCTCGAAGAGCTCCAAACATCTTCCAGATTGGCGACGGGTCAGCATAGTTTCCCGCCTCCTCTACCGCCGCATGACTCAGATTTTGACCTTGGTACTTTTCTGCATCCGAATCATCTGCTAAGGGGCGAAACCTTAATCGCCCACCGTTAAGGAAGGTAAACTGCTTTTTTTGGTCCTGGTAATGAGCTTTTAGCGGTAGGTAAATCTGCTTAGCTCTTTCAATTAAGTCATCAGCTTGCGGTAGTTCTTTACGGAAAAAGATAGCGTTAAAGTCGCTACCCAGCTGGTCCTGCACTACGGCAAACTTACCCAGTACGCCATCGGTCTTACCTCCGCCTCGCGCACCGCCGTAGCCTATAAGCGTTATAGGACAATGAACTAGCGCTTCCTGAGGGCCGATCTGCGGCTGCCATACAATTCTTTCACCCGCCCTTTCCTCGCTGTAATCCATCATTTGCCGCTGGTCATAACCGCAGTTTCACTGTAAATCCGCTCAACCGCACACTTTGGATTCTGGCAGACAAAGTAAGGCCCATTAGCACCAGCAGTAAGGCTTACATAAGGGTCATTATCCCCAACCTTAACCGTAGAAACATGCTTACAACAGGGACACCGCATCGTATTGCTACTCTCTTCCTTTTCCCTGTGCTCTATCCCCATTGCCGCTCGTATGCCCCCGCAGTCACCTCATCACGAGGTATCTTAATAACACCAATACAATACTTGATCTTACAGGAAATTACTTTCCTATTCGTAACGTATATCCCAATAACTTTGCAGTAAGGACACCTAACATAAACTAACCTATCCGCCTCAGTCTTCCTGCGAGCCATCGTTTAGGTACTTCTGGATAAACTCCTCCTTAGACAACGGCTTGGCACTAACTACAGCCCTTACCTCACCCGTAATCTCTAGCGTCTGCTGCTCAGACCAACCCAGCTTGGTCTTTAACAAGTGAAGCAACACAGGAGTATTGCCGTTCATAGCCTCAGTAATCGCTACACTCGCCAAACCCTTCTGCATCTGGCTCTGACCCTCTAAAAACTCCTCAGAGTAATACTTATCCAGCAGGTAAGGGGTAATCCTAGCCGCTAGCGCAGCACTACTCTTAGACAATCCTAGCCGCCCCAAATCCCGTATCTGTAAGGCTAACTGCTCGTCCTTCTGGTGGTCCCTTGTCTGCGGAACTACCCGCATAATCGGTGGCAACACCTCTACTTCGGGATTTTTTAAAATTGGCTCAGCCTCAGATTCCGATTTCGATTCCGTTTCGTTTTCATTCATAGAAATTACGCCCTAATACAGAACAATGTTTGAGAAAGGTAGGACGGAAGATATTGTGAGGGATGAGATATACATGTAACCAGTACCCTACTCATTTCCGATTTGGAATCTAAAACAGAAATTGTGCCCATGGAATCCGCTATACCCTTGGAATTACTAACGAAACTACTTTATGAGAATTAGGAAACTAATTAACTACCGCTGACACCATAGCCAACTATGCGATATCATTAAGTAACTTGCCAAACTCATCCCATGTCATACCGCTGATAGCCTGTAGTGCTAGTACTTCACATGGGTGATACAGCCTCTTAGTCCGCTCACGATAGCGTAGCTGGTCATCAGTGATACCTGTAACCTTAGCCATTTGAGCACGAGATAATCCCAAGCGCTTACGGATAGCCTGGTACAGGTTACCCTTACTATGCGGCAAGGTATGATAATGTCCCGTCCTTATCCTCGCATTTACCTTGTGCAAAGGCTTATTCCCTGATTGGTTTACATTCAACCACATATCAGCAGGTTATAGTTTATTTGTGAACTCTGGCAAGCATAATCGCTAAGTAGCTGATTACACTACACCTAAAATATTTCTCAAGTTATTGCTACTTTTATACGAATCTTACTGTACACAATGACATCATATCTGTTAATGTCGGGATGCCTCGAAAATTTCGAGTCAGTAAATTAGGAGAATATATGAGACTAAAAGAGCTACAAGAAAAGTATGCGTTTATAGCAACTATAAGCAAAAGTAACTCAAGTTACGGCAACTACTCCGTTAGGTTAAAGATGCCTGTGAATCATATTGAGTTTTTTTTCAAGCTATCTGAGATATCACGATTCTTAGATGCGCATGTTAAGGATTTACGTTCTGGCAATTGTTTATAGTTGGGAATAATCCCAAGTAACGGAGAATATATGAAACTTTTCGATACAACTAACGCAACTCCAGGACAACGAGTTAGCGATTACCAACACCTTGGAGGTAACTATTTCGTGTATGCAGTATGGACGCGATTCAATACCGTTTCGTGGTTTGTTGAGGACAGGGAGACTGCTGACAGCAAAGAGCCGACACTACACGCTGTAGTGAAACAATGTGATAGCTACGATGAGGCTATCAAGGATTTTACGTTCTAGTGTGATTACAAGACACTCTCCGGAGTGTCTGATAATCGCAATAATGCGAGATACGGAGAATATATGAGCAAACAAAATATTTTATGGTGCATCGATCAAGTAATAACCTGGAAGGATGAGAATCCCAGTATTAGCTGGAGCAATATATGGGCGTCACTAGCTGAGTGTTTTGAGGTTAGCGAGATAGCTAAAGCCGATAGGATCAAGATCAGGCAAGCTTTAGCACTGATGGATAGCTACTAACTAACTGGAGGCATATATGGAAATAACATTAAAATCACGCAAGTTAGGTAAAGAGTTTACGTTCTGGAAGGGTACAGGGGACACTTACGTTTACGATTCAAGCTGCCAGCCAGGCACGTTGGGGAAACAGATTTGTCAGGGTGGATATTATAGCGGCAGCACTCTGACTGCTACCGATGAAAGTTTTGAAACTGTTTGTCGGCGTTGGTTACGTAGTTACGTTAAACGAAACGGATAGGCAGAGCATATGAGCGAGGAATATATGAACGAAACTACATTCGACCGCATCTTGAGCATAGTATCGCCGCTAGTTAGCGGCATTGTAGGAATAATCTGTTTAGTAACGAGGTAGGATATATGAGAAAAAAAATAGATATTTATGTTCGGCAAGAATTACCAATAGCCAAAGATAAAGCACAAGTTTTTTGGCAATATCGATGCACAACTGAGCAAGCAAAGGACTGTCGTGACGCTGTTCTTCGTTATTGCTACGCAACAGGAAAAAAAAAGAGTGAAGTAAAAGCGGCTTATAAGTAACCCTTACAACCCCCCAGGTTGCATCCGACTTGTAGCCCAGGGGTATCCCTACCCCACCCTATTATCGTTTAACCTTAAGCATCCTGGGGCTGTTTAATGACACTTTCAGGCGCTTGAGTGGCATACCGTCGCAAAATAGCCAGTCCAATGTCAGTATCAGGCTTGCAAAGTTTCTTATCGAAGACGGTTCCAAAGGCTTCCACTTGAGCGAGTAAATCTTTCTTCTCTGAATCAGCGAGAGCATTCCACCAGTCTCGATTTGCCTGTCCTGCTTTTCGTTCTGCCATGGTTTGTTCTTTAGCTACTTGTTTATCAGTGTTTACATACTCAGATCCATTATTTTGGATCTTAGTATTGGATCTTAGTAAAGAGATCTTAGTATTAGATCTGAGTAGTGTATCAAGTTGATACAGATTGACCCCCTGTTTTGATACAGATTGACCCTGATTTTGATACAGATCAGTAGGTTGATTTGTATCAGGTTGATACAGATTGGGGGAGTCATCTGTATCAGGTTGATACAGATTGGTTATAGAAAGGTAACGCTTTCTCCCCTGCCTTCGAGCCTTAATGTAGCCTTCAGCAATGAGCAGTTGCAGTGACCTTTCTGCCGTTGCTTCCGACTCGTTGATTCGTTTTGCTATGTCAGCACGTGAAATAAAACAGCCGTTAGGATTATCACCGAAGTCGGCGATGATGCCGTAAATCAAGGCTTCTCTTGCCGTTAACTTACCTTTGAGCAGGTCCTTAAATGACTTGTAAAAAAAGCGAGTCGCTGGTACTTTTTCCATATCAGTTCCTTTTGAAACGCTTCCTTTACCGTCCAAAGTGAGGAGGCGTTTTTTTATTGTTTCAGCCAGTTATACTCCTCTGGCAACATTCCCTCAAGAAAATTATAAATATTCCGAAAATACTACTGTGCACAGGACATCGTATATGTTACGGTCGGAAAACAGGCAATTAAGCCAGAGTGAGGAATATATGAGAAAATACAAAACCAAAGCAGAATTAATGCAAGCGGCACTAAAAGCGGTAGGAATTACTCGCAAGCAAGTATCCTGTTCCATGCGCAATGGGTCTATCACCGCTAACATTAAAGACTTAACTATAGATCCTGAAACTGTAAAGCGTGTTGGATATGAGTTTGAGTCGTATCAGCGTGACCAATACAGCGGTGAAATCCTATGCGGCGGCAATACTTTTGTGTTTGTTGAGTATGACCACAATGTTGAGCAAAGTATCATTGCATCCGATGAGTTTAAGGCATTTCAAGCGGAATTAGAGACAAAGCTTAATAATCTTGTTGATAGCCAGTGTGCTGAATACGGGACCGCCTTATTTTACAAGGACAATGGCAATATCCGTTTACGGTACGATAAGGGCAACTCTCACGAAGTAGAGCCTTATCACAACATTTATTCGCTGACGTGGTCGCTATATGTCTTGCTAGCGAATGGAACCGTAAAAACCAACAATTAAAGGGGCAACATTATGAAACCAATTTACATAGCATTTTTAGTGAATAAACAAACCGGCAAAGAGTTATTGCAAGGAGTGTTTTCCGACTACAAAGAGGCGCTCAACGAAATAGGAAAGGCTATTTGCGAAAGGGAAGACGGCTACAGCTTTGTTATTGAAAGCACCTACCTTGATAAGCACAAAAAAGAGGAGTCGCACGATACTGACATGGACATTTATATTTCTACGGAGGAGCAATTAGAAGCTTTAAAACAGTATCTGAACGTAGCACAGCGCAAAACTATTAGTATGGATGAAAGACTTCAGCATTTAAAAGATTTGGTAATGCGTAAAATTGGCTTACCAGAATAAATAAAAAGGAAAACATTATGAAAAAATACATCATCGCACTAGCGTTTATGCCTTCGGTAGCGTTTGGGCAGTCAGGCAACCCAGCATTGGACGCCTTGCGGCAATCACTAAACTTGCAGCCACTACCGCCACAACAAGTAGCACCATCGTACGGTCTACCAGTTCAGCCAGTGTTGCCAGTCCCGCAGGATAACGGACCATGGGGCACAGGCTATAGTGTGGTTACGACCACGAGGGAAAAAGTAAACATCTTTGATAGAGACCTGACAGGGCAGGAGACCGTTCAGCGTGTAGTACCAAATGGCGCTAACGGGCAACCTATGAAGGGTTTCGATCTAGGTTGGTAGTTTAACGTGTAAATGAAAAGGGAATATATGAGAAAGATACTTTTAGCAGTACTTGTAATGGCGTCAGGTTGTACAGGCATCGAAGCTGGTGGGAAGGTGTGGATAACTCGAGTCGACCAACGCCAGGAATCGCAGCAAACCCATAATGTACCACTGAAATGTTACCTATGGGCTGACTGTTCACAACCTGTGGAAAACTTAAAGTAAAGGAATATATGAAAACAATTAAAGAGCTACTTTTCACGCCTACGGGCATCGCTGTCACTGTTCTACACGTGGCGTTCTTTGTCGGTGTAGTCACCTGCATTATTGGCGTCAGAGTCTATGTGCTAGGCGATGACCCAACCGAAGCAGTCTCCGCAACAGTAGGGCGTCGCAAGTGAGCCAGGAACAACAGGGTAGCGGCTGGGTAGTCGCTGCCCTGGTCTTAATGGCTTGCTACACGTCGCTACCAGAAACCTTAGTCTACCATCAGGCGCGCTTGCTTAAGCGTCCTGTGGCCGCTTCTAGGGGCTTACTCGAGGCAGAGGTAGAGCGAGCCGCTGACGCCTATGGGCTATCGCGTAAAGTGCTTAAAGCTCTTGTCAGAGTCGAGAGTGCTTACAACCCTAAAGCCGTCTCAAAAGTCGGTGCCAGGGGTATAGCCCAGATCATGCCGTTTAATGCTAGGCGATGCGGACTACCTGACGCCGATCATTTATGGGATGCGACAACAAACCTAAGATGTGGCGCTCAGATACTAAGAGAAGAACTAGACCAGCATGGCGACTTACGTAGAGCACTAACCGTTTACAACTGTGGTCGGGTTAAGTGCAGCGAGGGTCAACAATATGCGAAAAAGGTACTGGCGCTGTCTACTGTATACTGATACTGTCCACACACACACCTAACAAGGGAGGAATATATGAGACTAATTTCGCTATCATATCCTTTTTACAGGCTACAGCACGAGAACGGCACGATTTTCGACGTGGAAGCACGTAGAGAAGATGACGGGCGTTTATCGTTTGAGCCAACAAAAGGATGGAACAAACTATGCGCTGACTGTCAGCAACCGTCGGAGCTACTACTAGAACAAATTGACGATTGCGTGTTTAACGCTACGCCTGACAAGTACGAGGTAGACTTATGAAACGATGGATGTGCTGCCCCTGGTGCTACAATGTGCAGCCAGTAACAGATCCGCATTTTAACTATGGCGGTTTTGAACAGGCTGAATGCGAGTTTTGTGAAAGCGATACAGGTCCAAGGATGGTGCTATTACCTGACTGGGAAGTAACCGACACAACAGATGAAGAAATAAACATGGACAAGAGGAAATATGAGCAAAGAACTAACAACAACAAATAATCTCGAGATGCTAAACACGCTTCGCAATACAGTAGCGCCAGGTCTTACCGACCCTGAGTTTATGCTGTTTGCTGAAATGTGCAGAGCTACAGGGCTTAACCCTGCCACGAAGGAAATCTGGGCTATCAAGGCAGGGGGTAGACTCCAGCTAATGACGGGCATCAACGGCTTCTTAAAGATTGCAAACAGTCACCCACAGTTTGACGGGATGGAAGTTACATTCGAGTGGGATGGTAAGGCATTAGTGAGTTCAACGGCGAAGGTTTACCGTAAGGACCGCCGTTTCCCTAGCATAGCTACGGCGTACATGACTGAGTACGGTAAACAAACCCCGATATGGAAAACGATGCCCAGTATAATGCTTTCAAAGTGCGCCAAAAGTTTGGCTATTAGAGAGGCGTTTATAAACGAGCTAGGCGGACTCTATACGCAAGAAGAAATGCCGTCAGAGTTTGCTCCGCCTAAGCCATATGAGGCCCCGCCAATCGACCCGCTAATCCATGGTGATGTTGTAGAAGTGCAACCGTTTGACGCTCCACGACGGAAAGCTCAGATCACGTTTTACGACCTAAGCTTGCTACCAGAGGATCAACGGCCAGCAGGGGAAAGATACTTGAACAACTGCGAAGCCAAACACCTGTATGGAACCGTCTGGCGGTCGTCAATACGCCTTCAACGATTAACACAAGCGATCACAGAGGATGTGAAAGATGAACAAGCAAGTCAAAGCTAAACGATTACGATTAACAACACGATTAAGGATGGTAGTACATGAAAAAGAAAAAGGTGATCAAAGTAATACAAGAGAAGCGAGCGGACGCATGCAGAGAAGGAGCGCAGCGTTATACGATGATAATAGAAAAACACTACGTCAACTGTTTGAAGTCATATAGTGCAGAACACAAAATAACAATTTCGAGTATAGTCAATGAAGCACTTGGAATCTGGTTTAGAGCTAAACAGCGTTGAAAAGGAAATAAACAGATTGCTAGACGGGTTTGAATCTGAAGAACGCCTATCTGACTTTGAAAGAGGACAGTTAGACGGACTTAGGTGGGCACTCGATGTAATCGATGACATAAAAAACCCGCCGCACAATGAAAATCATGCGACGGGTGAGAATATATGAGGAGGCCAGATTATCAAAACAGTAGACCATTTGTAAAGTTTAATAGTGTTCTAGAAACAACAATAAAAAGGATAAAGAAAAGCATGAATAAGCCAGTACAGAGTTTCAGAGATAAAGGCGTAGACGTAGCAGTCTGGGAAACCAGAAACGGTGGTATGAGCATCACTATCCGCAAGACGTATAAGGATAAGAACTCAGGCGAGTATAAGGAGAGTAAATACCTGTTCAAAGAGGACGCAGAGCGCTTAATTGAGCTTTTGAAGCAGGCCGTTAGCTATGCTCACAACAGGGCAGAGCATAATACTGAGCACATGGCGTCGGGTGGTTTTAACGGGAAGCCCAGCACAGCAAAGCATGAAGACATCGACGATATCCCGTTTTAAGTATGATTACACTGCCCTACACCTTCCAGGAAATGCTTGTAGCTGTAAAGGCTGCCGAAGTTAGGCAGTACGAAGCAGAGCTATTAGGCTGCAAGGATAGAATACCCGTTAAGTCGGTACTTGATGCGCTAGAAATTCACACTGTAGGAGCTTTAGCAGAGCTTAAAGTGTCTCAGTGGCTAGGCAAAAAAGTAAAGCTAACGCATGGCACGTTTAAGGACGTAGCAGACGTGGGGCGTGATGTAGAGGTTAGGGCAGTGCGAAAAGAGGATGGCAAGCTAGTCATTAGAGATAATGACCCAACAGATAGGCGCTACATACTCACCTATGTGAGCCGCTGTAGCGTTAAATTGTTGGGCTGGCTCGAAGGCTATCTGGCATTAGAAAAAGGCGTTAAAGCTAATCCTGGCGGTTTTAAAGAGGCGTGGTTCGTCTCTCAGGATAAGCTGTGGGATATGGATTCGTTTGAGAGGTAGAAAATGAGTAAAGATAACAGTGAACTAAC